CTGACTGCGATCACCTTGCCGGTGGCCGCGGACGTCATGCCGACGATTGTGTTGCCCACCGACACCGAGCTGGTCAGGTTGCAGACGAGGATGTTGTACAGCGCGGCCGACGGTTTGGCGCGGCCGTCAAAACGCTCGTAGCCGGCGATGCGGGTGTAGCCGCCGCTGACGTTGCACTCGAAGTTGGCGGCCTTGCGCGCGAAGCCTGGCGGCAGAGTCAGCGTCGGCGTGACCTGGTCCAGGCCCCCTGCGAGGCGGATCAGGTCGTACTGAACGCGAGGGAGTTGAGCCTGAGCCATGGTGGAGAATTAGGCCAAGGGATTCCCCAGGTACAGCTCAGGGAGCTGCTCCCGCTCGAGCTGATTGCGCAGCCTCGAGAACTGCGTGGCGCCGCGCTGCAGCACCTCGGGCGCGGCCTCGTACAGGCCGTAGTACTCCATGGCCTTGTAGACGATGGCCATGTGCAAGTGAGTGGGCGCTGCTGGCGTGTCGGTGTTCGCAGCCAGAGACACCGGCAGGATCTGGTACTCGCCGCTGATCTGGTAGATGTCATCAGGTATCTGGCCCAGCATGACCTTCTTGTCGTTGGGCATGATCGCGAAGACCACCGGCCGGCCGTTGACCTGCACGTTGAAGCGGTAGGTGTTGCGGAAGACCTGGTACTCCCACTCCACCAGCCACTGCTCGTCCTGCACCCCGATGCTCTTCTTCTGGCAGCGGAAGGTGTCCTTCCACCAGTACCGAAGGTCGGTCATTAGGGCGCTGGTGACCGTGTTGGTCACGACGTTCGGATCGTAGTTGCCAGTGCCGGCAACGGTCTCGAACGTGAACGGCTCGCGCATCCAATTCCAGTTGTCGTGCATGCCCTGGATCTCGAGCCATGCGTCGTTGATCCAGTTCACCAGCTTGGCGTACATGCCAGTCTGGCCGGTCACCGACGCAGGGCCACCTCCAGTGACGCCGCACTCGACGGCCAGACGTTGCGCGAGCTGCAGGTAGTTCATCTATCAGACCGGCTGCGACAAAATCTTCTTGAGCCAAGGCACGCCCATCCGAGGGTTCGGGTCGTGCATGACCTGGAAGGGGTAAGTCAAAGACAGCACGTTCTCCTCTTGGAAGCCCATGCTGCCGTCTGGCGCAACGATCTTGCGCTGGCGCACACGCGACTGCTTGGCGTTGGCCAGCACAGCAATGTGATACCTGCGCAGCTTGGCGGTATCGCCTCGGACCACCATGCGGTAGTCGCCGTTGACGTTGACCTCGACGAAGCTGGGCTCGTTCTCGTTGCCCGGCTCGTTGAAGTGAACCTCAAGCTCGTCTCGCATGAAAGACTCTTCGTCGATCTGGTCGGTGCGGATGACACGATCGGTGTCGATCTCGACCCCGCCTGGCGCTGAGGCCTCGGCCGCGGGTGTAACCCGGTTGACGATGTCCACGTCCTCGGACGCGACTGATCGATTGCGCTCGTAGCTGTTGACGGTGCGACTGGTCATGGTGAAGTCTCCTGGTGTTTAAGGGTGGGGGCCACCCGAAGGTGACCCCCTGCCGACTTAGGCAGTCAGCGGGTTGGCCGGCACAGTGGACAGGTTGTAGAAGGTGTCCGTCACGTTGGCAGCACCCAGGTCGGTTGAGCCAGGAGTGAACGTCACGCCAGCCGTCAGCGCGATGCGCAGAGCGGCGACCGGGCACACGCCGTTGGGGGCGTCGGGGTACATCAGCGCCACGCGGCCAGCAGCCAGCTCGGCAGAGTCCACGATCTGGCCCGGCACGATCGACACAGCGCCGCTCGTGTCCAGGCAGATCAGGTACAACCGGGTGGAGCCGTTGACGCCACCAGTGAAGCCGCCGTTGACGTTCTGGATACCGCCGGCAGCCGCCTGGTAAACCGACGGGCCGCTGTAGCTGATCGCGATGTTGTCAGTGATCGCCTTGCTGTAGAAGCGACCGTCGATCACATAGGTGACCGCAGCAGCGTTCTGGATCGTGTTGGCGTTGGTGCCTTCGGCCCACGCGCCGCTCGACAGGCCGGCGGTGAAGCCGGAAGAGAGGGAGAGATTGTCAGACATGGTGAAGTTCCTTTCAGTCGATGACGAACGTGGCCACGGTGGCCGCGTAGTTCGTGTCGGTGACGCCGCCGTCGGCGTCCAGCTTGGCCGCTACGGCCTGCAGGGCGTCGACCACGGCCGCCAGCAGGGCCGCCAGCTCTTGGCGGTCTCCTGGCGCTGCGATGGCGTTGACACGTTGACGTACAGATTCGATGGGCATATCGGTTCCTGTCGGTTCGCTAGGGCTTTCGCCCTAGCGTGTCATCACAGAGCCGAGCAGGCCGCTTCGATGCGGACCATCCAGTTCTCGTTCAGTCGCACCGCGTTCTTGTAGAAGTTGGCGCCGACGTAACCGAACTGGCCCATCGGGTTGGCGTGCGTGATCTGCTTTGCAGGCAAGTAGATCGGCTGGATCGCTCCCATGCCCTTCAGAGCGACCTGGCCCCAGGCTTCCTGAGCCACCACCATGATGGGGTAGACGTCAGCCGTGGTGCCGGAGGTGCCACCGTTGGACAGGAAGGTGCCCGCAGTGATCGTGCCGCCGCCCTGCAAGAAGGGCTTGAAGTACGGCGAAGTGATGACGCGGAAACGCTCAACCGTACCGATCTCGCGCTCGTGAACCGGCTTCTGCTGACCGTAGCGAGCCAAGGGCACGAAGTTGGTCAGGTTACGGAAGTCGGCTTCCATGTCGGTGTGGATGAACACCAGGTAGCCGGGCTCGACGGCGGTCGTGCCGAAGTTGACCGAAGAGGCCAGCTTCTCGGTCACGAGCTGAGCGTGCGCAGCCTCGAGCTGACGGGCAGCCTGACGCAGCTTGTTCAGCGTGATGCCGGTGTTCACCGACGTGCGGGCCGAGCCGTTGGCGTACACGACGTTCGTGCCACCGCGGACCACACCGTAGGAGATCAGCTCCTCGATGCTGGCCATGTGCTCGCCCACCAGCTTGACCATGTCGCCGGGGATGTCATCCTCGTACATGGACTCAGCCTTGGAGCTGAGCTTCATCAGCACGCCGTACTGCTGCACGGTCACCTGCACGTCCTGGTAGGCGATGGTGCGAGCACCAGGGGTCACGCCTTCTTGCAGCAGGTAGTTGCTGGCGGTGATGCTCGGAGCACCATTGGAGCCGGCGTCGATCGGCAGGGCGCGACGGAACACGACCGTGTCGGTCTTGTTCTGGGGGATCTGCTTTTGCGAGCCGAAGGTGCTCAGCACCTTGATGGGCATGGCGTGCTTGAGCATCTCGCGCTCCGCCATGATGAGGTTCCGGGAAGGAACAAGGGAATAGGTCTGCATGATGGGTTACCTTTTCTGTCGATCAAGTTCGTCCAGGTAGCGCCAGTACTCGTCGGGCGCCATGTCCTCCACGGCCTTCTGGCGCACGTTGGCACCGGAACGCCCCGAAGGGATCGCCGCAGCAGAGTTCAGGCGCTGCGTTCTTTGGTTCGAGGCTGAGCTCGTTGCGTCGGTGTGCAGGTCCAGCAGGCGCACAGCGTCTTGCGGGCTTTCGCTCGCCGCAAGCATCTGAACTTCCCGCGGTTGACGCTGCAACCATCCTCTGAACTCAGGCGTCTGTACTCGGTCCTGCCATCCAGGGTGACGAACCTCGACTGCCATTTCGGATCGCAGGCGGGAGATCTCTTGCGGGGTGACCCCCGCTTGAACCGGTTGCTGTTGCTGCGCTATGCGCTGCTCCAGCAAACTCAGCCGCTCGTTGAGAGCGGACTCCATTGCCTCCGCGAACTCGGGGTAGTCCGACTTCAGCCTGGCCATCGCCTCGGGGTTGCGCTGCGCGTCGCGAATTTCCGTCGCGGTGGGCGCGTCGCCTCCCTTTGAGGAGACCTGCTGTGCCGTCTGAAGCTGCTGCTTCAGTTGACTACCGAGTCCACCGATGTGGCCTTCGGCATTCCTCAGACGCTGAGTGACCTGAGACAGCATCGTCTCAAGGCCGGAAATCTTGTCCACCAGAGACTGGTCACCCGTTGGTGCCGCTGCGTCACCGCCCTTGGCTGCGTCGGCCGGATCAGCATTGCGATGCTCGGCGGGCGCTTGGTCGGTGGATGCGGATGCGGGTTCGCGGTCTGCAGTAAGCTCGACATCAGCGGCCGGCGCGGGGCCGGAATCCTCTGCGTCAAGTTGGTCCCAGATCTTCTTGGCGTCTTCCTGACTGGTCGTTCCTTGTACTTGCATTTTGATGTCGTCTCACTTCGGTGAAGGTCACTGTGGACCTTGTTCGTCGACGCCGGCCAATTCGTCGGGGTCGACTGCTGGACTCAGGCTGGCTCCTTCGGCCAGGCTGAGAATGCGCTTGACTTCGCTGATCCCACCGCGGATCAGCGCTGTCTTTTCCGGGCCGAAGGACGGTGAGTCGTTCAGCTCACGAAGCTCCTCGAGGCGCTTCTCAAGGGTCTGCGTCAGC